GCCGCGAGGCGCTCGGCCACGGGCGCCAGCAAGCCGGGCACGCGGTCGAGGGCCTTTTGCGATCGGGCGCTCTTCTCGATCACGTCGAGGGCGTAAAGGATTTTCTCGACGCGCGGGGCGTTGATGCGGGCGAAGTCTTCGGTCACGGCCTCACCCCTCCTCAACGTCGCCCGGCGCGATCCGGGCGCTCACCCGCACGCGCGGAGTCGGGGTGGCGCGGGTGATCCACCCTTGCTCGGTAATCTCGATCTCGATCGCAAGCCCGCGCTCGGCGGCCCCCTCGATCTCCGCATTAAGGCGGCGGGCCGCCTCTTCGATCGCGGCTTGCGCCGCCTTCGCTTCGCTGATTTTCATTCCGTCTTCCCCTCTTTCTGGAGTCTAGCGTAGGCGCGAAGCGTGGGGCGGGAGAGCACGACGCGCCGCTGCGCGCCCGCGTGCCCACGGCCGTCGATCGGCCGAAAGTGCCACGGCGTCGGGTCGTAGGGAAAGTGTTCGGCGTGCCCCACCGTGACGCCCTCGACGCTCACGCGCCCGTCGCGGTGAAATGTCACCTTCGGCTCGCTCATTCCGTCGCCTCGCGGCTTGCGCGCTCGGCCCGCGCGTCGATCACCCGTTGCGCGTAGGCGATCGCCTCGTCGCGCGTCTCGAGTTTCCGGCCTGACGCGCGGCGCATGTCGCGGCCGCCATCAGCGGGACGGAAGCGGAGCCCGACGACTTCGGTGCGCCCGTCGGGGTGCGCGATGATCGGCTTATAGCCGCCGACACACTTTCGGGCACCGGGGATGCGGCGGGCGCTCATGCCGTCACCTTCCGCCACGGCTGGCGGCGCGCAAGCTCGACGCGGCGGCCCGTGACGCGGAAGCGGATCGAGCCGAAACCGGCGGCGGCCGCGTCGTCACCCGCGATCGCGAGGATATGGAAGAAGCGCGGCCCGGTGGCCGCGATCACCCGGGCGCGGCGGTAGCACTGCCGCCATGCGTCGCGGGCGGTCATGCCGAAGCCTTCCGGGCCTCGGCGCGCTCGCGCTTCAAGTCGAAGGCGCGCTCGATCTCGCGACGGGTTGCCTTGCCGTTGAGCACCTTCCGATCGAGGCGCTTAAACTCTGCCTCTTTCTTCTTCGTCCAAGCGGTCATGTGCACGGACTCCTAATCCGGGTGAGTCGATGCCCCGATTATCGGCGCTCGCTGGCACAATGTCGAGTCCAAATGTGACGCCGTGTGACACTGATCCGCACAAAGTTTTGCACTAAGAAACGGTGTTAAGCGGTGTTTCGGGGTGTTTCGCGGTGTGCGAGGGCTCGGCGCAAGGCGTTGATATATGTGCGGAACGTGTCGCAATGTGCCACTGTGAGACGATTTGCAGTCCGCTGCGTAACCACTCCGCCACGTCGCCGAAGTCCTGCGACTTCAAGGGCTTGCGGGCTCTTCGCGGCCCATAGATCGCCCCGATGCACAAAGAGTTGCACAAAGGGAAGGGGCGCCGGAATCACCCGACGCCCCGGAGTTACACGAAGCGGCACCGCGTGTCACCCGCCGAAAGCCCCCCTCGGCGCCGGGCACGCCCGGTCATACTTGCGGGCCTCGGCCGCAAGTCGCACCGCGTCGGCGCGCGTGGTGAGCGAGCACGAGCCCCACCCGTCGGGCGAGAGCGCGGGCGCCTCGCCGACGGCGCAAAGGTCGCGAAGCTCGACACGGCTCGCCCGGGCGCAATAGTCGCCCACCGCCACGGGGGCGGGCGTCGTGCACGCCGCGCTAGCGAGCGCCGCGAAGAGCGTCGCGGAGATCAGAATCCGTCGCATTGCCGACTTCCCTTTCGATCTGGCGCGACTCTCGCGCGGCCTCGGTGACGGCGCGCGCCGCCTCGATCGCATACTCGGCGCGCACCTCTGCCCGGGCGACTTCCTCGGCCGCCGGGATCAACACGAGCCCGGCGACGAGGCGCATTGCCACGAGCCCGGCGACGAAGCCGCCAGCGGCGGCGAGGAACGTCTTGCGGCCGACGACGCCGAGCACGGCGGCGGCCGACGGTAGGGCAATCATGTTCTCCACTCCTTCACCGAGGGGCGCCGCCGACGCGGGCGGAAGAGGTGAAAGTTGCGCTCGATCTCACCGACGAGATCGGCGGCCCGATAGCCGAACAACGCTGCCAGCATGTGAGTCACGCGATCGACTCCCTGATCTTCGGCGCCGCCCACACGGCGAGCACCACGAGCCCGGCGGCGACCACGCCGCCAACGAGGATCGTCACGGCGTGGTCGCCGAGCCGGTCGAGAAGGGCGCCGCCCATGCCCGCCGCGCCCATCGGGCCGACGCTGCCGACGGCGCGCTCGACGAGGCGCTCGGCCGCGCCCTGCTGAGGCTTCGGCGTGGGGAGCGGGGCCGCGCTAAAAGTGGGGCCGAGATCGCTGCTATTCGAGGCAACCTCGCGGAGCTTGGCCCACGTGCGGGCGCCCGCCACGCCGTCGGCGGCGAGCCCGTGGTCGCCCTGAAACCGCACGACGGCCGCCCGGGTGGCGGGGCCGAAGGTGCCGTCGCTCTCGACGTGGTAGCCCGCCGCGACGAGGTGCTCTTGCAGCGCGACGACGCTCGCGCCTGCGGCGCCATCGCGCACCACGGCGGGCGACTTCCTGCCCCCCGTCTCGCGCCGGAAGGAGCTCTCGATCTTGGCGGCATAAGCGGCGGCCTGTCCGGTGCCGTTGTAGCCCGTGGCGAAGGTGTGCCAGTCGCTCCCGCGAAGCGCCGAGTCGAGCCCCTTCGAGACGACGAAGCGGGCGAAGGCGATCACGTGCTCGTCGGCCGACGCCTCGAAGGCGCGCACCATGTCGAGGGCCGAGCCGTAGCCGGCGGCCGCGTGATTGAAGCCCATTATCTGAGCCGCGCCCCACGACGCGGCCCGGGCCGCCGCCTCGGCGTCGATCCGCTCGGCGGCATCATACATGGCCGCCCGCCGGCGCTTCGAGAGCCGCTTCGACGCGCGCCACGGCGCCGCCGCGCGCGGCGCGAAACCGAGCGTCGGCCAGTGCGCGCCCGGGAAGTGGTGCGGCTCGAAGCGGCGCACGAGAGTCCCGTCGGGATTGAAGAAGCGCCCCGACGCCTCGACGCGGAACACGGCACGGATCGTCGCCACGGTGCAACCGACTTCCTCGGCGGCGGCCCGGTAGGCGGCGGGCGTTGCGATGGTCATGTCTCGTCACTCCCGAAGATGTAAAGGGCGGCACCGCGAAGCTCGGCCTCCGTCCCGGTGTTGCTGATCGTCATGTCGGGCGCGAAGTCGCGCGACTCGCTCGCGTGCGCCTCGACGGCCTTCTCGCGGCCGGTGATCTCGACGACGCGGCCGCCAAGCCGGCGCACGGCCTCGGCCTCGTTGGCGAAGCGAAGATCGTCCACGACGACGCGCCCCCCGGCGCGAAGCACGGACTCGACGCGGCCGCGCCATGCGCGCAACCACAGGTCGGGGGAGACGATCTCGCGGCCCCACTCGGTGCCGATCGTCTGCATTGCGAAGCGGGGCGTGCGCCCGCCGAGAAGCTCGTCGGGCTCTTCCTTCAAGTCGCCCTCGATCCGCCGCTCGATCTCGTCGATTGAGAGCCCGGCCGCTAAGTAGAAGGCGCGCATCATGACTTTGAGCGCCCCAGCGAACTTCACGCGCACGAAGCCCGCCTCGACAAGCGCCGCCGCCGCCGTGCTCTTGCCGGCGCCAGAGCGGCCACAGAAGCCGACGACGGGCGTCATAGCTCGATCACCCGGGCGCCTCGCCGACGGCGAAGCACGGGCGCCCACACGCGCCCCACGCGGCCTAGCTCGCGGTGAAAGGTGAGCGCGGTCATTGAGCGGCCCGACGAGTAACCCTTGCTCGCGTGCCATGCGTCTTTCGCCGCGATGGTCTGGAACGTCTCGACGATCGCGCCGCCCCGCTCGATCAACGTCTCGTGGTGAATGTGCCCCTGAAAGCCGTGCCGGTGCTCGGTATCGCCCCACGCCGTGCCGCACTCGGCCGCCATCACGGCGGCGAAGTCAGCGGGCTTGACGGTGTGCCCGTGCGTCGCGGCGAGAAGCACGCGCCCAAACGTGGCAAACCAGAAGAGCGAGGGGTCGAGATCGACGCTCACGCGCGGCTCGTTCTCATAAGCAACGTCGATCATGTGCGAGAGATAGATCGCGGCCATGGGGTCGTGATTGCCCGCTCGGATCGTCACGCTCACGCTCTCGTGCTTCGAGAGCGCGAGGTCGATCGCCCACCGGAGCAAGCCGAAGCCCGAGCGGATCACCTTCGACTGCCGTCCGTCACGGTCAAGGAAGTGTCCGCTCGCGGGCGTCTTCGCGTCCTGCGTGTCGGCGTGCAGGAAGTCGCCGAGCCCGAGAATTTGAGCCCGACGCGCGGGCGGCGCGAGCGCGACAAGCTGGCGAAGCTGGCTCTTCAAGAGCGCCTCGCTCGTGGCGAGGTCGAAGTCTTCGCCCGCCTCGGGCGCCCACGCATAGAGCCCGTGGTGCTGATCGACGACGGGATAGACGGTAAGCAAGTCGTCGTCGGTGTGCGCCGGGGCCGCGAGGGGCGCGAGGCGCTCGGCGTCGGCAAGCTCGGCGCGCACCGTGGCGATCGCGTCGTCGAGGGCGTCGGCGCCGGCGGCCGAGATCACCCACTTCTGAATCACGCGGCCGTCGGAGTCGAGAAGAGCCGAGACGCGCTTCACGCCGTGGCCCTCTGGCACGACGTGCGCCTCGCCCGGGCCGCGCTTCGCGACGACGCTCGTCGCCTTCACCTCGCCCGCCTTGTCGAGCGTGGTCGAGACGCGGGCGGCGTGGTAGCCGTCGGGCGTGTGCTCGGCGGCGCGCGCCGCCGTCAGGAGCTTGTGGAAATACGACTTGCCGCACCCGTAGGCGCTGGCCGCCGCCCGCACCGAGCCCGCCGCCTCATAGGTCGCGACAATCTCGGCCGCCCGATCGAGCGAGAGCCTCACTCGTCCCGCTCCCTGCGATAAACGGGACGCCCGGTCCACTCGCGCACCGGGCGGGAGTCCCATATGCGGATCGAGAGCCACACGATCGAGAGCCCCGCCGAGATTGGGGGCAAGGCTTCCGCGACGGTCGCCAGCACGAGGGCGAACGCCGTCACGTCGGCGGGGCTTGCGGCCCGCTCGATAGCGTAGTGAATGGCCCGGCTAATCATCCCGAGAGCTTCCCTTGGCCCGGTTGCCATCCGGTCGCGGGCGCCCTCCATTGCTCGGCGTCGAAGATAGGCGAAAAGGCGCGGCCTATGCCACGCCCTCAACTTTGCTCACGGGCCGCTTTGTCTCCCTAGATGTGCACGACTTCGCACCCGACGCGCTCCATTATGACGCGTCGCTCGGCGTGCCCGTCGGCGTCGAGGTAAATCTTCCGCGCGGCTGATGTGGTAATGAGCGCCGTCGAGTATCCGCCGACGAGAGTCACCGGCCCCGGGTGCCGCTCGACGTAATCTTCGAGAATCAAGTCGCTCTCGATCGCCCCCTCTGGCGGATCGACTTCGCGCGGGTGCGGGAAGTATACTCCACCAGCCCCCGCCATATAGGATCGCACGCGGCGCTCTTGCTCGGCTGTCAGGTAGTCCGCAAACGGCTGCCCGATCAAAATGGTGAGCGGCTCGCCGTTAGATGCGCCGCGCCAGCCCACGGGCAGTGGGAGCACTCGGCCCTTCGGTAGCACATTCGGCAAGTCGGGGCGCGCCTCATGCGTCCAGATAAAATTTTATCTTCAAGCTCTGGTCCGTCGGGATAGAGGCGCCGCCCCACGTGACAACCTTCGTCGAACTGTCGCCGTCGAGGTTATCGCAGTCGGCCTTGGCGAAGCCGGGTATCACGGTATCGTCGGGGTTGAGTAGCTCAACCTTTAGCCTCCCGCCGCTCGACGCGGCGTTAATGGTGAGGTCAGCCGACGGAGTGAAGGCGGTCGTCACGAGAGTCCCGCCGGGGCCGTAGACGTGCCCCAAGCGCCCGGCGCCGAGGCTCGCATAGCTTAGGCGAGAATCTCTCGGCGCGGCTTGCCCGTGGTGCCCAACGGAGCCGCCATAGTAGAAGCGCCACTCGGCGCCGTCGTCGATTAGGCTTTTGGCGAAAATCATTTTTGCGTCGTAAGCGTCGGGGCCGTTGTCAACCCATACGATCTTTCCGAGAGTCCAGTTTATCCCGTCGGTCGAGGTGTAGAGATCAACCGAAATCTCGCCCGTGCCCGAGTTGTAGCGGCCCGCAAAGCCATACAGAACGCCCGCGATAAGGGTTGCACTGAAATAGTAGAACTGCGCCGAAGAGCCGCCCGACGAAAGAATTGTGCCCTGATCGGCCCACCCCCCCGCTATATCGGTCGTGTCAGAGAGATAGGCGCCGATCGAGCGTGAGTTACTGCCGTGCCCGTATGTATAGTATGAAATCCACCTCCCATCCCCTCGCTTAACGAGTCCATGAAATTCTGAATAGGTGCCGCGAGTGATGGTCTTTTGCAAGGTAAGGTCGTCATAACCCGTGGGGGATGAGTATATCAAGGCTTGATTGTTTGAGTCTCCGTTGGCGTCGGCGCCGATTTGTATTATGTAAGAGGCGCCATCCTTGATAATGGTCGGGTCGTAACCGGCGTTGAAGATGTTATTATTTGTGTTCCCGTCGTAGGTGACGGCGCCGAGATTCGGCTTCGCGAAGGCATTTCCGTCCGCGCTCGTCGCGTAACTGCTGCCCGCATAAGCGCCGTTGTCGTCAATGTTACCATACCAAACCTTATAGACGCCGCCCTCGTAAAGCGCGCTTACATAATATTTATCATAATCCCACGTTGCCCCGTTCGCCCCGGCCGGCTCAAGGATCGGGTTACTCACATACTTCGTCGGCCTGTTCACTCCGAATGAAACGCCACTACTTTCGGCGATGTTGCTTTGATCGACAAAGTGCTCTGTGCGCGATCCGGCCGAGAAGGAATAAAGCGAAAGACTCGTGCTTAGGGCGTTAGGCAGGGGGAGCGACGGCACCGTGTAGCCGGAGTCACTCGCGTAGCGCGCCGCGCCCTTCGTGATCCGCGCGGCTTTCATCGTGCCGTCAAAATCGCTGGGGCCATTTGACGCGCCCCGCCCGATCTTGAGCTTACCGCTAGAATTGAAAAGCGCGCCGCTGATCGTGGCGCTTCCCACCATCGCGCCGTCGATATAAACACGCGCCGTCGAGCCTGAGCGATCCACGCACAAGTCGTATGCTTGGCCCACGGTCGGGGTCCAAGCGCCCGCTGGGCCGGCGAGACCAGCCGAGCCGTTAGTCGAGTAGATGAGCATCAAATCGTCGGGGGTCGCGTCACCCCGGAACTCAAGAGTCCATGACTTTTGATTGCCGCTTGCTTGGTAGTGCGAAATAAGCTCTATCCGCCCCTCGTTCACGTCAAACTTCACGCCGAAAAGCTCAATCGTAAAGTCGCCGTCGAAATGCCAGTAAGGCTGATCTAATGCCTCTATGTAGTCCCCCGACCCGTCGAATAACGCCTCGTCGTTTTGCACTTGCACGTTACCAATTGCGGTAAGCGTGTTCGCTTTCTCGCTCTCGTCGCTAAAGGTTGTCGATCCGTTGGCTCCAGTGAAGTGAGAGAGTAAGACGACGCTTTCCCACAGCGGATCACCCCCGCCCCCCGCCTCTGCGGTCGCGCCGACATAGATCATGCGGGGCGAGAAATCGAGATAACCGTCACGGGTGGCGCGCACCCGAAGCGCCACCCCATTCGTTTCGCCGGGCTGCGATCCCATTTCGACAAGCGCCACTGTGTCGCTTGTCGATGTGCCGACGTTCCGCGAGACGGCGGCGGGCTCAACAATCGTTCCGGCGTCGAGGTCGGCCCAAAACGCCTCCACGACATACGAGACGCCGGGCTCGGGGCCTATGTCACCCGCCGCGTGATCGTCGAGAACTGGCGAGGTTTGCGCCAGCCGGTCGCGGTGCGCCCATGAAAGCGTTATTTCGGGGTCGATCGTCACAAACTCGGGGTCGGGCACATAGAAGCTCGCGGCCCGGAAATTCCCGGCGGGCAGGGGCCTAATCGCCCGCGAGTCAAGGGTCACGCCATCGATGGGGGCGGCGTCTAGTGCGAGCGCACCGAGTCCCGTGGTGGTGAGCATCTTCACGTCAACCGACTCGCCCGCAACGAAGGCTGCGTCGAGCACCTCACGCGAGACGCCCCAAAAGATCACCGGAGTCCCGGCGGCGTGCGCCTGCGGATGCGTATCGAGGCACCCGCGCCCGACAGTGATCGATGTCGGGCTTACCGCGTCAACGCGCACAAGCTCGCCCCCGATCGAGGCAATCGAGGCAATCTCAACGTCTGCCACGTCCTGCGCATCGGCGATCGAGATTACAGTCTCGTCGGCGGCGGCGGTCACGGCGGCCGCCAGTGTCGCCGACGGCGAGAAGGTGATCGGCTCTTTCTCTTCGTATGCCCCGCCATCAGCCGAAGTCCACGTCTCGGCGCCGAACGCCGCGCCGATCGAACTACCGGCGGCCACGTTGAGGCGGCCGCTCGCCGGGTCGGCGGCAAGCTCGGCCTCGGTGTCGGCGTGCCCGTATTCCTGCACGAGAAGCCAATAGGGCGCCTCTTCGACGAGCCTTGGCGCGGCGGCAGACGGCGCCTCGATGGTCGGGCGCGACTCGTTCGCCCCGGCGAAGACGAGGGGCGAGGCGCCGAGCGCGAAAACGTCGCTCGCAAACTTGATCGTGATGGCGTGGTCGCTGCCGCCCGGTTCCTCGATCTCGACGACGCGGCACACCTCGTTTTCGAAGCCGTGCCGGGCCGAGTTGAGCTTGAACACGTCGCCCGGGTTGAGCGCGTCGGCGGCCCGGGTGCAGTCGATCGCGCCGGTAGCAATCGGCGACGAGAGTGTCACGAGATCGCGGTAGGCGATGCGACTCCCGATCGCCTCATTCGGCGCACCCTCGTATTTCAGATTCTCGTGGCGCACGCCGCCCGTCTCTTGAATGAGGGCGAGATCGTGCACCGTGCGCGAGGCGGTGCGCTTCAACTTCCGATCGAAATAATCGACGGTGACGGTATTCACGGCGTCGGCCGGGTCGCGCCGCTCGATCCCGCGCCAAGAAATGATGTTGCTGTCGTCGAGCACGAGAAGGGTTGCCGGGTCGTAGTCGTCGCGCACGGGCTTGATCTCCCACTTCCCTGTGCGGCGATCGACGAAAACGTGCGCGTCGGCGTGACTCTGCACCTTCTTGATGAAGTCTTCGACCTTCTCGGACTCTTCCCACAGGATCGAGAGCCCGAGCCCCTCGGCGAAGAAGGTATCGGCGGCGGCCGTGAAGCTGGCGCCGATCTCGGCCTCGGGGACGCCCATTCCCGACTCCGCGTCGGTGAGGGCCTCGCGGATAATGTGCGCCGGGTTCATGTCGAGCCCGATCGGCGCGCCGAGCGCCAGAGAGAGCCCCCCCGAGTTGTCGGTGCCGCTGTAGCTATCGGAGTCGGTGATAAAGAAGGTGTAGCTCGACGCACCCGTGAGATAGAGCCCGCCGAAGGCTCGCCGCGCCGCCTCGTATCCGTCGTAAAGGTCGGATGAAACCGTTATGACGTTGCCCGAGTCGCCGTCGAGCGCGACGTTGAAGTGATGCGACGATCCCGAGTTTGGGTCCAGTGGGTCGATGTTTGGCTCTCCGATATAGGAAAACGCCGAGTAGGTGCGCCCCGGCGGCATGGTCACGATAAACTCGTCGGACGGGTCGAAGCCCGAAACGGTCACGCCGCGCGTGAGCCCGTCGGCGAACGTGTTCGCGTAGTGCACCCGGGCGTCAATGTTGACGAATTGCGCGCCCGGATCGTTCGCGAAGGTGAAGATTCCGGCCTTCTCGGGATACCATTGCTCGGAGCCGTCGCCGCGCTTATAGATGCGCTGCAAGGTGAAGCGCCACGACTTCAAATATGGATTCATCCCGACTTCGACTTGCCGCAACACGGCGCCGACGATCCCGCGATGGGCGGGCACACCCGAGCCGATCTTCGAGGCGAGGTAATCGTTTTTCGCCTGATCCGGCGCGCCCATTTCGATATCAACGTCACCGGAGACCCCGCCCTCGCGCTTCGTGCCGCCGAAGATATCTTTCGCCGTGATCGTGATTTGCCCCCCGGGCGTCGAGCCCTGCCACACGGGGCGCTCGGCAACCTCGATCCCGTAAAGGTAATCGGCGAGAGCGCGGCACAACTGGAAATGCACGCCCACGAAATAGCGATATCCGACGGTGACTTTCTTCGAGCTTCCCATTATCCGCCCCTCGCCTCACGTTCCCGGGCAACCTCCACGACGCGAAGAGCCAGCGCGTCGCCCGTTGCCTCTAGTTTCTCGGCCTCGATCCCGTTCGCCACGAAGTCAGCCCACACGAAACCGTGTCGCGGCCACCAGCCGCGCGCCCCGGTCATACAGATACGCGCGGCGCGAAGGTCGCGGGGCAGGACGCGGGTCACTTCTTCCCGCCCTTCTTCTTCACGGCCTTGGTCTTGATATCGCCAAACCAAAGGACGTTGGGGCGGCCGATCGTGACGGTGCCGAACGCCCACGGAATCGGGCGCCCCTCTTCCGAAACGGGCACCTCGAAGTCGCGCGGCTCTAGGCGCCCAGTCTGCGGCTTCGGCGTCAGGAAGAGCCCTAGCACTAGCCCTACGACGAGGGCGACGGCGGCGGCGATTATCTGGAATGCCATCGGATCACCTCATACGATCGAGTTGCCGCCGAAGGGGTTTTTCAGCGGCATGAAGGGGGCGCCGCCGTGATTGATCTCGTTCGCGAACTTCGTCTCGCACGTCGGGCGCGAGCGGTCGCACCCGGGCGCGATCTTCACGGCCACGCCGAGCCCGCCCGAAGCGTCGATCGCGTCGGCCAGCCCGGGCGGCGCGGTGCGCGTGGTCACCTGATCGCCGACGTGCTTCACGATGAAGGCGAGGGCGCCATCGTAGTCGAGAAGGCCGCCAGCGAAGTAGACATCCGAGAAGGTGGCGGCGAGCGGGATCGTGTAGGTGGTGCCGGCGTGCGCCTCTGCCGTCGCGTCGGCCTGCCATTCGGAGAGCACGAGCCCGCACGCTGTGCCGTAGAGCACATGGCGGCACGTGCGGCTCATACGAGCGCCGAGCCCGGGGTTGCGGAGCGACGAGAAGACGGTCGAGACGACGAGGCGAATGCGAATGCGATCCGGCCGGGCGCCCTGCACCGAGCCCTTGAAGATCACGCGAAACTCGCCGTCGCCGTAGTGCGAGCGCCAAATCGTCACATGAGTCCGCTGCGGCGTGCTGATCCCGAGTTGCGCCAGAGCGAAGGGGTGCGAGAGCGGGAAGTCTATGTCGAGCGTGTCTCGCTTCACCGGGCCGCCCGTGAGAATGCGGCCGTGCGAGATCGCGGCGGGCTCGAAGGTCGCGCCCATCGCGTCGATCGACTCGATAAGCGACGTGAAGCTCGTCACCGTCGCGCCCTTGGTGAACTGATAGAGGAAGAAGGGCGCGCCGCCGTCGCGCGACGCCTCTAGCGCGTCATAGCTCATAGTCGATCCTTTCGGCTGTAACCGAGGCGACGGCGCCGCGCGCCGCGTCGAAGCGGAATGTCACGCGGTCGGCGTCGAGGCGCACGAGCGACATTTCCGCCACGATCGACACGTCGGCGAGGGCGATCGCGGGGAGCGGGGGTGAGACGGTGAGCGTCGCCACGCCGTCGAGCACGTCGGCCGCCGTGACGGCGAGGGGCGTCACGGTCGAGGTGCTCTTGCGGCGCACGAGGAAGCGGCGCCCGATGTAGTCGGCGGCCGCGCCCCGGGCCGTCGCCGAAACTGTCGTGCCGCCGAGGTCGGCCAGCGGCGCGAGGTCGCGCGTGTCGGTGGCGAGGAAGAAGGGTTTCACCCGGCCCCGCAAGCGGTGAAAAAAGCCTTCGCGGGCGAGCACGGCCGCCGGCTCGTCGTCTTCCACGGCGAGCGACAAGAGCCCCTCGAAGTGCTCCCGCGTCGGCTCAACGGCGATCGGACCGGTGCCGTTGTCCACGAAGACGGCGGGGCGCAAGAGCGTCTCGCGCACCTCGCCGACGCGATACTTGTGCGCCGTGAAAACCTCGTGCCCCTCGAAGGTGAGCGCGGCCGAGAAGGCGGCCGAGAGATCGACATAGGAGTCGACGATCAACTCTAGCGAGGCGCGCGCGTAGCCGTAGCCGCGCGGGTCGATCGCGAGCCCGCCGCGCACCGCCCCCTCTAGGAGCGGCGCCACGAAGGCGCCGGGCATGTCGGCGGGGAGCGCGTCGGCGAGCGTTACGTCGCCGCCCGCCTTACTGGCAACCGTCGTCACGTGCACCGCGTCGTCGCCGTCGGTGGCGATCACGTCGGCGCCCACGGCGTAAAGCGGCGCCATGTCGCCGACGGCGACGACGGTCTGAGCCTCGACGAGATCGGCGAAGGTGTAGAAGCGCCAGTCGGGGACGGCGAGGCGACCCGCCCCGGCGGCCCGGGCGAGGAATCGGGCTTGCTCGATCCGGTCGCCGAAGAGATCGAAGTCGAGCCCCAATTCGAGGCGCGGGCGAAGGCGAAGGCGAAGGCGCTGCTCGGCCGAGTAGGCGACGAGCACGCCCGAGAGGAAATCGACGCGGCCCTCGATCGAGCCGATAGGGGCGAGGTGAAAGACGGGCGCGACCATCACGCCCGCCTGATCTTGTTCATAATCAGTTGCTCGCCCTCGGGCGAATTGAGATATTCGCCGACGAGCGAGGGGTCGAGAAGGTTCACGATCTTCACGGGCCGCGCCTCGCCGCCGCCCTCGGCGCGGCCCGTGTTCATGTCTTCGAGCAAGCGCCGATTGGCGCGCGTCGCCCGGGCGTTCACGACGAACTCGCCACGGTGCACGCGGCCCGCGGCCTCGCCGGGGGCGCCCGCCCCGGTGAAGCCGCCCGTCTGGAAGCCCGAGACGGCCGTCGAGGTGATTTGTGCGATCTGAGCCGCCCCCATCGCGGCCGCAATCGCCGCGTTGACGTAGCTAATGGGCGGCGGCGAGGCGGCGAGCGCCTTGGTTACGGCCTGCGCCGTGTCCACTGTCGCCGACGCGATCGCGGCGGCCTTGGCGATGCCGAAGGCGGCCTTATAGGCGGCCGACTGGCGCCCGAGCGAGGCTTCGGCCTGCTGCGCGAGACTGCCGAACGCCTGCCCGACGCCGTTGAGCGTCTCTTGCATCCCGCCGCCAAAGGCTCCCGAGAGCTTCTGTAGCTCTTCGAGTTGCTCGCGGATGCGCGCGATCTCTTCGCCCGTGAGATCGACGCCCTGCTGCTGCAAGTCAAGCGTGATGCGGCGAAGCTCGGCCTCGATCGCCCGCTCTTCATTCGAGAGCCGGGCAAGCTCGATCTGCGTCGTGAGTTGCTCGTTGATCGCGGTCAGCGGGTCAAGCTGCCCGGCGAGAAGCTCTTGCTTCCGCTCGAAGAGCGCCACGGCCTCTTGCTCGGTCGCGAGCCCGGCGGCCACAGCGGCGGTGAGCGTCTCTTGCGCGGCCGCGAGTTGCTGCTTGGCGGCCGTGATCGGGCTCACCGACGCCTGCAACGCGGCGAAGCTGGCGGCGAGTTGCTCGGCCTCTTTGGCGGGGTCGGCGCCGCCCGAGCGCCCCCGGCCGCCGCGCCCGGCGCCGGCCGACGAGGCGAGAGCCTCAAGCTCGGGGATCGGCTTCGCGAGTAGCTTCGATGACTCGCCTGCCTCGCGCACGGCCTGCTCGTATTCTCGCACCTTGCGCGCGGCCTCGTTCGCCTGATTTGCGAAGGCGACGAGCGCGGGATTCGCCGAGTCGTTGAGCGCGCCCGATAGCGTGCCTTCGAGCCGGTTCACGGCCGCGATTTGCTCGTCGAGAGAACCCGCCCGGGAAAGCTGCCCAATCGCGTTGAACGTCTCGATTGCCGCGTCTCGGGTGAGCCCGAGTTGATCGCGCATTTCGTTCATAACGTCGTAGCGCACGCCCGGGGCGTTGAAGTCCACCGCGGCAGACAAGAAGCTCGGCTTAAACTGAGACGCCGCCTCACCGGGGATGCCGCCAAGGGCGCCGCCGAGCGCCTCGCGCGCGAGTAACACGTTAAGCTGAGTCTGGTGCTGAATGAGCGAAATTAAGTGCTCGTCCATCTCGCCGTATTGCTTGACGAGGGCGGCCACCCCCTCGGCGCCGGTCGCGGCCGCGCCGCGCAAATTCGATACGGCGTCGTTGAGATCGTCGGCGCGGTCGCGGAAGGTCGCGGCCTCTTCGCCCGCGCCGAGAAAGGCCATACCGAGGGCGCCGACGATCGCGCCAGCCGCGCCGATCACGGCGCCCCACGGGCCGAACATGCTGATTAGCTGCGTGCCCTGCTGAATGAAGGGGCGCATGACGCCGCCACCCGACGCGACCTGCACGGCGAAGTCGCCCACCTGAAAGCCCGCATTCTGGACGGCGTGCCCCATGCGGCCCGACATGACGCTCGCAAGGTTCATTCGCTGCGATAGGTCAATGACGTTGGAGCCGGCATCGCGGAAGCCCGACGAGGCGCCGCCAATGGCGCGCGCCTCGCGCTGCACCTCGCGGAGCGAGGCGCTCGCCCTCTTCGCGGCCTGCGATGCGTCGGCGCCGAACTTGCGCGCGCCGCCCGTCATGGAGTCGACGGCGGCCACCGTTTCGCGAGCGGATCGCTTGATATCTTCGAGGCTGCGCTTAACCTCGCTGCCGCCCGACTTGGCGCCGCTAGCGTCAACGACGAGGCGCACATATCGGGTGACTCTCTCGGTGGTCATGTCATACGCGCCCCGTCCTGTCGGCCGCCTTCTCGACGGCCTCGGCCTCGGCCTCGCGCCAAGCGCCGTCTAGCTCGAATGTCAGGTATACGAGATCGTCGAACTCGTCGGGATCGGTTACGCCGTGCTCGCTCGCCCATTGGCGAATTGCCGTCCACGGGATCGGCCCGGGCACGCCGCCGAAGCCGTAGGAGCGGCACGAGTGAAGCTCGTTGAATGCGCGCCACGCGAAGGCTTGCCAGTGATCGAGCCCCGGCCGCTCGGAGAGAAGCCCCACCTTCCGGCCGGCGGCGGCCGCGCGCTCTAGCACGGCCGCATATTTGCCGGTCGTGGCCTCCCACCGGAGCCGGGCTTTCAGTTTCCCGCGTCGGCCTCGCGCTCGGCGTCGCGGAAATTCGCCGCGTTCTCGGCCTCGGCCTTGATCCGGGCGAGGAAGTCGGGCGCCGCCTCGAAGAGCTTCCTCACGTTCTCGGCGCTATAGGGCATGGGCTCGCCCTTGAAGGTGATCCCCTGCCAGTCGGTGACGACGGCCTCGGCGTAGATGCGCGCGAAGAGCTTCACGGCGAGGTCGTGGTCGAGGGCGTCGGCGTCGATCTGAGTCCGGTAGGGCTTGAAGACGCGCTTCGCCACCTCGGCATATTTGCGGTTGCTGGCGCCGGCCCGCTTGATCGTGACGGTGCACCCGTCGCCGAAAACGAGCGTGATGCCCGTCTCGGACTCAAGCTCTTTGTCGGTGCCGAACTTCTCGAAAACGTCCATTGTTGAGTCCTTCCTTGTTGCGGGTCAGAAGGTTGCGGGGGGGCGCCCGCCGCACCGGGCGCCCCCTTCTCGTGATCGGCGTGGGCGTTACGCGCCGGCGGCCGTGCGGTTGATCTGGATCGCGCACCCGGTGACGGGATCGCGAAGGGCGCGGAAGCTCATTTCGGCGACCACGTCCTCGTTGTTCGCGCCGGCCACCTTGCGCCCGGTGCGATACTTGATGCGCGGAAAAATCACGTGATAGGTATCGCCCGCCTCGTCCACGAGGTCGAAGGAAAGCGTCGACTCCGTGCCCGCGACGAAACGGTCATAGAGCGGGCGCGTGTCGGCGTCGAAGTAGGCGATGATCGTGCCCTCGATCTCGCGCCGGCCGTAGCGAACGCCGATAGCATCCTTCGAGCCCACCGCCGAGCGCACCGCGCAGTTATTGTTGAGGGTGAAGCCGAGCGACTTGTAATAGACGGTGCCCGAGACGCCGCCGACGGTGATCGCCGCCACGTCGGGCGCGGCGATCGGCTTGCCGATGTTAGCGGCGGCGTAGGTTGCGCCCGCGAGCGCCGCCGTGCCCGTCGCCTCCCCCTTGCCGAGAAACTCGATCGAGCCGGTAACGATCCGCTTCTCTTCCACGGTGAGATTGAGCGTGTTCGCGACCATGCCGGAATAACGCGAGTAATCGTCACCTCCGGTCACGACAAACTTCTTCTCGATCGAGAGAGACTTCTTCTCGGTCCCGGCCTTAAGCTCTTCCATGTCGTCGGCCGCGACGCCCGCAACCCACGAGGCGCGGAGCGCGTGCGCCAGCAAGAGCCCCGTATCGGCGTCGCCGAAGGTAAGCTCGAAGTTGAGCGGGCCGCTCGCCTGCGCCCCGACCTGCACCTCGTCGGTAACGTCGGCCTCGGGCGTGATCTCTTCGCTCGTCACGTTCTCGATATCATAGACGAGCCCCTCGCCCGTGACGCGCACGCGCTGCCACGGCGGGTTTGCCGGGATGGTGCCCCAAGTCGCCTCTTCGACGACGGAGACTTCGGCCTCAGAGGTGTTCGCGGTCATTGTTATTGTTCCTTTTCTTCCGCGTTAGGCGATGATCTCGAAGCGATAAGTGATCTCGACGGATGCCCGGAAGAAGTTGCCGTCTTCGTCCCCGTCGCCCGTGTCACCCGGCGACACGGTTTCAACCGTGAGCCCCGGGGCTAGCTTCGCGGCCCTGTAGAGGTCGCGAATCTCGTCGGCGATCTCGGCCGCCCGATCGTCGCCAGTGCCCGCGAGCGTGAGCACGTGCGCGAACACGGTGCCCGTCTCGCGGTATAGCCGGCCGCCCTCTGGCCCGATGCTGACGGGCTCTTCCTCGGCCGGGAAGAAGGCGAGCGTCACCCACTCGTCGGGCCGATCCTCGTTGCGCACCTCGCGGTTAATCGTGTCCACATAGGGCGCTGTCACGCTGCCCCCGGTGATCGCCGTCGTGAGGTGGTCGCGGAAGGCTTGCCGCACCGCTCGCGCGCTCATTGGAAGAAGCCCCCTTGCCGGAGATAGATGATCGGAACGGGCGTCGGGGCGGTGTAGCCCGTGAGGTTGCCCGTCTTCTTGTCCCGGCCGCGCGCATTGCTGCGGAGCACGGCCTTCGCGTCGGCGTCGCGCGGCACGGTGTAAGAGAAGGTGATCTTCGCCGACTTGCCGAAGACACGATTCACGGCGCGATAGGCGGGCTTGTAGACGCCGCCCTTCGCCTTCGGAGAAAGCCCTAGCTCGATCTTGCGTGCGTAGGGCACGAGCGGATAGAAGCTCACGTCGATCGCGTCTGGCGGCACCTCGTCGGGGCCGGTAACAACGCCGACGCCCTTCACGAAGATGCGCATCGAGCGCATATAATCGCCCTCGTCGTAAATCTTCCGCGCCCGCTTATCGAGATTGGCCCACAGGAAGGCGACGGCCTCGGCCATGCCCTCGCTCGCAAACTCGATCTTGCCGAAGAGCTTCACGCTCTCGATCGGCTTCGCGAAGCGGTTGTCGGTGAAGGTCTGCCACTGATTCCAGCCCGTGCGGCGAAGCTCTTCCTTCGCGACGGCGACGTGCCAATCGCGGAAGCCGCCGAGTGCCACTTCCTCGGCGTCGAAGTCGTCGAGGGTCGAGACGGCCACCGTCAGCCCTTCACGTCGAGGTGATAGGCGAGGGGCACGCCGCCAGAAGAGCGCTCGTGAGGGTCGGCCGCGTCAATCCGATAGCGACGCCCGCGCATGTAGACGCGATCACCCTCGCGCGGCTCACCGAAGGCGGCGAGGTCGGCCGCCAGCACGAGCACCGAGTAGCTCGCCGACTCGACGGCGCCGACAAGCTCGGCCGAGCCGTGGCCGCGCACCTTGGCGCGCACGTCCGTCGCCGTCGCACTGGCGTCGGCGCGCTCGACGGTGATCGAGTCGCTCGCCCCCTTGGCGAAGGCGCGCGCGTAGATCGCGGCCGCGCTCACGCCACCCTCACGAGGCGGTAGGGGGCGAGCGCGTCATAGGCGGACGGTGGCGCCTTCAACGAGCCGCCGCCGCCATCGGCGAACGTCACCGAGTAGACGCCCGGAACGGCCTCGGCGCGCACGCTCGGGTCGCGCTCAACGGCGTGAAAGCGGGGGCGGATGATCTCGGCGACGGCGCGCTCGAAGGCGAGCGGGAGATCGCGCGTAACGGCCGGCGGCCCCTCGTCGTCGGCGAGGTAATAGCCGCTCTCGATCGTGATCTCGATCTCGCGGAAGAAACGCTTCCCGTAGGGCGCGCGGATCACGCCCCACGGGGTGAAGCCGAAGCCCTTCTCGGCCTCGACGCCCTCGCCCGTGTCGAGCCACGTCACGCCGTCAACGACGAGCTTCGTTACGTCGTGAAGGGGCGCGAAGGGGATCGAGATCGCGCGGGCGGGCGTCGCCACATAGTCGGCGTGCACGCGCACGGCGCGCTCTACCGGATATCCCACGATATCGAGCACCTCGGCCGAGGCGATCTCGTTGAGGCGATCGAGAAGGGCATCGTGCGTCGCATCGGCGACGCCGAGATCGAGCTTCAAGTCGGCAAGGCTCACGAGCTTCATCTTGTCCCCCGATCTCTACCGGGCGGCCTTACTCGGCCGCCTCGGCGCCGCCCTCGGCGGCCTTCTTCGCGGCCCGCTTGGCGCGCGCCTTCGCTGCCCGCTCGGCCTTCTTCGCGGCGTCGGGATCGACGGTGGGCGCCGGGTCGGGGTCGGGCTTGGCCTCGGGCGTCGGCTCGATCTCGCCGCTCACGTCGGGCTTGCTCGCGGCGAACGCGGCGACGACGGCCCGGGCCTCGGCGTCGAGCGGCTCGGCAATGCCGACGCTCGCCCACTGGACGGCCACGGCCTCGGGCACGTCGGCGGGCGTGATCTCGGCGCCGCCGTTGAGGTCGTGGGCGCCGCCGACGGAATACTTCATGCGGAATTTCACGGGCTCGATCCTTCGCGCGAGGAAAGGGGAAGGGCGGCCCCGTAGGGCCGCCCTAGACCGATTACGCGGCCTTGACGGTGAGCTTCTTGAGCGGGTTGCCGCCCGCGTTCAGGAGCCCGCCACCGTGGCGCTCGGCGTTGTGGAACGCGATCTGCAAGTACTCGGCGAAGCGCTCCACGAGACGCTGCATGATCGGCGTGCCTGCGTCCCGAATGATGTACTTCGAGAAGTCGCCGAACGCGATCGGGGTCGTGCCCGCCGCAACGTCGGGCATTTCCTGCACGACGGCATAGGGCTTGCCGAGAATCTGGCCCGGCTCGCCGGCGCGCACCGACTCCTGCCAGATGGGGCGGCCGTCGTTGTCCTTGAGCTTGCGGATCACCTTGAGGGCGCCGTCGGAGAGCGCCCACCCGGCGCCCATCCGGTAGGACGGATCGACGGCGTGCAGAAGGTCGATCAGGTCGTCGAAGGTGACGACGCCGACGCCGGCCGTCTCGACGGTCGGGAGTCCGGTGAGGAAGCCCGTCGGCTGGCCCGTGCCGGTGCCGGTCGCATAGTGCGCGTTCTCGGCGCGCGCGATGCGCTCGACGAGAAGGCGAGGCAGAAGCGAGTTGAGGTTGAACGCCGAGTCCTCGATAAGCTGCATCGGGACGCGCACGAGCCCCGAGTGATACATATACGTGTCAATCGAGCCCTGCCCGAAAGTCACGTCCTGCTCGCCCGCCGCCGCGTTCTCGGCGAGGATGCCAACGCCCGAGTTGGCGGTATCGTCCACGGTCGGGAGCAACATCGACTGCCCGTCGCTCGTGGCGATGATGGTCGCCAGCGGGCGGATACCGCCGAACGCCTTCTTCGCCTCTTCGAGCACCCGGCGGAAATTCTCGGGGATCAGGAAGCCGCCGGCCGTGGTGGTGCCGGTGGCCTGCGCCCGGGTGGCGAGTCGGGACATGACGGCGCGCGACTCGTCGCTCACGCCCGCCATGCCGTGCCGCATCCAGTCGATATAGGCGCGCGCCTCGGCCTCGCCGCGATCGCGGGCCTCGTCGGTCAAGGTGTTCTCGCGGCCCGCGCGAGTCTCGGCCACCTGATCGAGCGCGCGCTCGGCGGCCTCGATCTGCTCGGCGCGCCGAATGTCGGCGTCGATCCTGTCGGCGTCGGCCATCATGGCGTCGAACTTGCGCTCGCCATCGGCGCGGGCCTCGGCGGTCGCGTCGTCGGTGATGGAGTCCAGAATGGTGCGAGCCTCGGCGACGATCTTGGCCTTACGCTCGCTCAGGTCGGCGATGTTCCTCGGCATGTGGGATTGCTCCTTCTTATATGCCGTCACTTTGCGGCAGGATTGCCGCGCTCTCACTTCCCCGGCGAGCCGGAGTCGCTTCGTCAGGCTTCGGCCCCACCGGAGAGCCAAAGCCGAATCTTCATGCGCAACCGCGAACGGGCGGCCGCCTCGCCCGGCGCCTCGCGCTCGGCGCGCGCCGCATCGAGCGAACGCTTCGCGAGCGACGTATCGGGATAGGCGGGCGAGCCGACTGCGCTCACCTCGAAAAGCTCAACCTCGTGGAGCGTGCGAATGATCTCGTCGCCCGACTCGTCCCACTCGTCGCGAAGGGCGCGGAAGCCGAAGCTCATTCCCTTGACGAGCCCCGAGCGCACCTCTTCGGCCATGTCGCGGCCGGTCGTGGTGTTTGGCACGTCGATCTCGACACGAAGCCCCGTCGCGTCGTCGAAGAGCCGAAGCGAGCCCGCCGACTTGCGGCCCAGCCGCCGCGCATGGTCGTGATCCGCCAGCGCGAGCACCTCGGCGTCGGCGTCGAGGGCGCGGGCGAAGGCGCCGGGGGCGATCCGCTCACGGAAGCCGCCGAGATCGAGCGAGAGCGAGTCGTAGAGCGCGGCGTAACCTTCGAGCGTGCCGAGTCCCTCGGCGTCGTCGCCCTTGGCGCGGAACTCGACGGCCCCGACATTAATGCGGGTTTCGAGCAACGGCCCGGCCGTCGGAACGCCCTTATTCCTCGTCGTCATTGTCGGAATCCTCGTCTTCGGCGGCCTCGTCGGCCGGTTTCGGGGCTTTCGGGTCGGCTCCGGCGGCGTTCTGCACCTTATTTCCGGCGGTGCCGTTCGCGATCGCGTCAACGCCAGCCATGTTCTGTTGCAGGAAGAGTTGATCGCCGCCGGTGATCGGCGGGAGCCCGAGGCGCTTGCGCGCCTCGTTCGGCGTCATAAGGGCGTTCTGCACGCCGTCTTTTAGCGCGCCGATGTGATCCTTGAGGGTGCCTCGCACCAACTCGCTAAGGTCGTGCGCCACGCGGCGGCCTCGGCCGGGGAAGAGCTTGCGGTTAAACTCTCCCTCCCACGCCTTCGTGCGCGGCAAAATCGAGTGCTTGGTGAAGCGGCGATCGTCGTCCTCGCCGCTTCGGTAGCTCTTCGCGTCGGGGTCGGCCAGCATGGAAAGCGGCACGCCGAAGAGCGCGGCAATGTCCTGCCGCTGAAACTTCCGCGTCTCTAGGAACTGCGCCGCGTTCGGCTCGATTCCCACCGTCTCGAAGCTGAGTCCCTCTTCGAGCACCGCCGGGGAGTGCTGACTGGTCCCCGAGTAGCGCGCCAGCCAATCGGCCTTAAGGCGCCGCGCTGCGCCCTCCGAAAGCGTCTTCTCGTGCTTAAGCACGATCGACGGCCGGGCATCATTCTTGAAGAAGCGGGAGCCGTAACGCTCGGCCGCCTCGGTGAGCCCGATCGTCTGGCGCCCCTGATTGATCGGCGCCAGCCCGACGAGCCCGTCGAGCATGACGCCGCGAATGTGAAGCACCTCGGACGCCGGGAGCACGAGCGCCCCGGCCGTGTCCATAAGGGCGACGCGATAGAAGAGCCGCCCGTTGATGCGCTCGGGCGCGACGCGGCGAGAAATGAGCGGCAAGAGGTTGACGGCCTCGCCCCGCCCGTTGCGCTCGATCGCGGCGTAACCGTTGCCCCACAACTCGGCGTGCGCCTGCATCATCACGAAGAAGTCGAAGGCGCTCATATACTCGTTTGGCTCGACGGTGAGGGCACGAAGAGTGGCCCCGCTCGTGACGGCGCGTGCCACGCCGTCGGCGTCAATCTCGTTGATCTCGCGCCCGACGCTGGCGACGGCCTGAGAAATGATCCGCACGCAAGCGAAGACGGTCGCGACGCGCATCGCGGTTTCGCCCGTGACATAGACGCCCGACTCGGCCGCGCCGACTTCGGCGTAAAGGTCGCAAAGCTCCGAGGTGGTGATCGGGTGATTCGGGTCTTCGAGGTTGCGCGCCTCGTCGCCAGCCGGCGGGGCGACAATCTCGGCGCTGCGCCGGGGCACGATCGGCACGCTCGAATAGCGCGGGGCTGTGGTGGTGCGATCGCTCATAACAGAAGAAGCCCCCGCCCTTCGTATACCGAAGCCGCCGCGCCCTCGTCGAAGATGCACTTCCCGAGCGCCATAATCGCCGCGATTGCGGCGTCGATCTTGCTCTCGGGGCGCTCTTTGCGCGGATAGACGTTGCCCCGGGCGTCGAAGTGCCCGACCACGTTGCCGATGCACCACGCGAGCGGGCCGTTGCCGTCATGCGCGACGCGCTTCGAGCGAATGAGCGCGTCAAGCTCTTTCGTCGGCTCGCTGAAATTCTGCGTCGTGGCGCGAAATTCGACCATTTCCACCCCTGCGGCCATCATCCGTTGCGCGAGTTGCGTCGCGGCCCACGGATCGTAGGCACATGCGCGAACGCGAAACCGGCGGTTAGCCTCGACGATCTCGTGCTCGATTGCGTCAAAGTCGGTTATGTCACCGGCCGTCACAATGATTTCGCGCGTGCTCGCCCACTCCATATATGAGTCGTTGCGGCCATCGGAGATCGCGGCGTCGGGAAGGAAGCACTTCGCGAAGATGACGAAGGGCTCGTCGTGCCCGTCGCGCGGCGGGAAGAGGTAGACGAGCGCCGCGAGGTCGGTTTTCGTGGCGAGGTCGAGCCCGAGGTAGCAGTCGCGCCCCTCGAAGTCGTCGAGCGAGAGCGACTCATCGGCCAGCGCCTCCCACGCCGAGAGCGGAAAGAGGGCGTTGTCGGCGCCAACCCATATGTTGAGGTGGCGCGTCTTGAATGCGGCCTCGCGGGCGGGCGACTGTCGGGCCTGCTTGGCAATGGCGACGATCGCGTCGGGCTGCACGGCCACGCCCCACGACGGGTTAGCCTTGCGCCACGTCTCAACGCTCCAAATGTCGTCTGCGGCGTCGGCGGCATAGAGGATGCCGAAGATGCGATCGTCGCTGATCTTCCCGCGAAGCACCTTCTCGACGTATTGCCAAAGCTGGCGGCCAATTCCGGTCGTGTTGCCGGTCGCCGTCGATATCGACAAGAGGAAGGGTTGCGAACGCTTCCCGAGCGCCGTCAAAAGCACGTCGTAAACCTCGGGAGTCTTGTGCGAGCCGATCTCGTCGAGCACGCCCACATGCACGTTGAGCCCGTCGAGGCTCTTCGCGTCGCTCGCGATCGGCCGGAAATTCGAGGCGCTGCCTTCCTGATAGATCGCGTTCGCGCTGCGCCTGATCCCGAAGCGAGACTCAAGCTCCGGGGTCAGCCGGTGCATGTGGTGCATGGTGTCGAAGAGAATACGGGCCTGATCGCTCGTCACGGCGGCGGCGTAGCCCTCGGCGCCGCCCTCGCCCTCCATGAACGCCATATAGAAGCTGAGGGGCGCGGCAACCGTCGTCTTTCCGTTGCCGCGCGGCACGTAAACCACGCCCTGCCGGAAGCGCCGGTCGCCGTCAGAGTCGGTGAAGCCGAAGACGTTCAGCCATATGAAGGATTGCCAGTCGAGAAGCTCGATCGGCTTCCCCGCGAGCGGCCCCTTGATGTTCGGTAGGAGCCCCGCAAAGATCATGGCGCGCTCGGCAAGCTCGGGGCGAAGCTCCCACTCGCCGCGCTCGATATCGCGAAGGAAGCGGGTGCACGCGAGGAAGACACACTCACCCGCCGGTTGCTCGCCGAGCACGACGCGCTCGGCATAGCGCCAAGCCCGGGCGCAATTCGGGAAGTCGCCATCGGCGAAGGTCCGCGCGGGGAGGGCGCACGGCGTCCACGGCTCGCACCCCGACTCGGTCGCCATTAGGCGCCGGCCTTCGGCGCGCCGAGCCGATCCCACCCCGACGCCTTCGGCGCGTCGCCGCCCTTAACGCCCACCTTCGAGCGGTCGGCGGGCGTCATGCCGAGCGACGCGAGGGCACGCTGTAGGTTGCCGATCTCGGCTGCGCTCGTGAGCCCGAGCCGAAGCCTCACGAGAAGCTCGACGGCAATCTCGACGGTGAAGCGATCGGCCTCGGTAATCACGCCCGGCGGGAGGGCCGCGACGATCTCGTGCCAGATGGCAACCTTGATGCGCGCGGCCTTCTCTTCGGACTCGCTCCCGGCCTCAACGGCGGCGGTCCAGTGCGCCGGGGGCTCGCCGAGCGGCGCGCACTCGGGCTCGGCGGCCCGGTCGCGTGTCGTCGCGCCCGGCCTCGTGCCCTGTAGCACGTGCAGCTTCGTCGGTTTTCTCGGCCGCCCGGCCATCGCACACCTCGTCACATTTCGATGATTCTCGAAATCTCATTTCTACCGCGCAAAAATCCGGC